CCATGGCCATGCTAGGCGGCATAGGTTGCGTGACAGAAAAGATATTGACCATATGTTTTTGACTCCACTCGACTGGTTTCCCGGGCTCGTAACGCTCTCGATAGTACCGCAATTCACGGAACACTGCATTCGCTTCTTCGTACGCTTCACTCCGTCCATTGTTTCTCCATTTGTAAACGAACAGGATATGCTGAGACCTTGTCATAGCAGTGTATATCAAGCGATGGTCTGCCATCCTCAAAACCGCTTCGTCAACCTCAATGATAGCAAAAGGGAACTCCTACCCAACGGACCCAGCATAGGTATTATTGTCTCCTCCACGTAATTGATCGGCCCATACTGTGCCTACATGTGCAGCGTAGAATTCTCCCCTTTCTTCCCAAAGTCGGATGATGACATCAGGCGCTACATTTGGGAAGTACTGGAAAATATCTTCAGCGGTGATCGGCATGACATTAGAAAAGTGCATCGAAGTCCATTTGCGTGAAAAGGTAGGTATGCCAAAGAAGTTCGCGGCAGCAGTGGGTCGCCACGTACCTACGAGATAGTACTTGCAATATTTCATGTAGTACTCGAGCTCGCCGAGCAAATCGGTCCGATTCAACAAACAATCGGAGTTAGGTTCATGCCATGTACTTTGCCAAGGGTCTCCCAGGAAAATGTGGAAACGACAATCGGGGTTCAGAATGTGAAACAGAGCCATATAACCCTTAGGGAATCGATTTTCATCGGTAACTATCAGGTTAGCTCCTGCATACTTGGCCAACGCTTTCTCAAAAGTCGTGACCATCATGCCAGGCATTTTACGCCCGTTGACCACACGCAAGGCATCCAAACCATCTCGCCACATCTGTGCTAACGCGTTCGTTGGTTCAATAACAGTGAAGTCCCCAAGTACTCTGAAAGGTTTCAGCTCCCTTTTCAATCTCGACGATTTCCTACATCCGGGTTGTCCTGCAATAACTGCCATGAACTTCTTCATGGTTGCGGGAGTATCCGTGGATGCAGACCATTCTTTTAGTTGATCCATATTGATTGGCTGAGACAATAGTCCAGTGGTTCCTGCTTCCAACGCACGTGCGTACTCAGCAGCTCGTTCTCTTTCGGGTTGCCATTCTACCCAATGCAACGCGGGCCATTTACCCAGATTTTGAATCAAACGCTGCTGACTGGCTGTTCCCAGTCGTGGCGGCGTAAGCGGTTTGACAATAGCCAAACCCGGTGGTTTTGATATACAGACAATGTGCGTCCCGTCCCATTTTAGGAGCACTTTGTGATTCGGGTCTCGAACTCCATAACTCTCAGTGATCAATCCGTGATCGTCAACGATGTCTACTCGAACTCCATAATGTAACGCAACTGGCCAGATAGCTTTGTGAGCTAAGAAGTTGTGAGCGTGTAACTCGCTACGAGGGAAGAAAGACAACATCTGAAAGAACACCTCAGATGTGGTCTTCCCTAACCCTTGCGCTAACGCTACAAGAAGACAGTCCTCTGCAGGGTACTCTACAATAGGAAATTCAACAACTTCTTGATAGGGCACCTCGGCCAGACGATGAGATGTAGTAGTGGGGTAGCGGTTATTCCACAAAGTGGACTGAATCGCCTTCCCTACGAAAAAATTGATCGAAG